GTATGACTTAAAAGGTGGTTCTGAATGGTTCAATAGTGGTAAGTGTATGATTACTGTACACCGTGAAGATTTAGGATACAACCAAGCAACTATAAACTTTAACAAAATTAAGCCACGTTCTGCTGGTAAGATAGGTCAATTAATTATGTGGTTCGATGTCGAAAAGTTTTTGTATTATGAGCAAGAAAATTTAGCGCCAAATATTTATAACAAAATTTACGCACAAGAAAGATGAATAGTTTAGAAATATTAAAAGCAAAGATTAACTTAAAAACTACCTTGATAAAGTTTAAATCAAGTTTAGCAGAGCTGCGAGAAAAACACGAACACAGAACAGATTTAATTAAATCAATGCAGGAGAGCGCTGATGACATAGAGCATTTTCATTCCGTTTTTATGCAGTTTGAAGACGAATACTATTTAGAATGTAAAGCCAACCTACGTAACCAAATTATAATAGCACAACATAAACACGAAATAGACAAGCTAAAAGAAGAAATTAAAGACTTAAAATTAGAATTATGAAATGCCCACAATGCACACAACTAATAAAATGGCAAGAACAACACGAATACGAAGACTTTAATTTAGAAGGCGAAGGAATAATAAACGTACACTTTTGCACTAACATAGATTGTAACGTAGAGGAAGTTTACATATTTCAAAAAGACCAATGAAAGTAACAGACAAAATAGAAATAACCAATGAAGATAATATGGCTTTAATGTCAAGGTATGAAGATAACTACTTTGACCTTGCAATAGTTGACCCACCTTATGGAGGTAACGATGCAATAGGATTAAAAGACAATAAAAAGCAAGGTAAACAAGCAACAAAAAGAACTGAATACAATGTATTTAAAAACATTGCGCCATCAAAAGAATATTTTACAGAATTAAAAAGGGTTTCAAAAAATCAAATTATTTGGGGAGTAAACTTTTATAAAGATTTTGATTTTAGCGGTGGTCGTTTATGTTGGGATAAAAAAGGAACGGCATTTGGGCGCGGTGAATTAGCGTATTTGTCAATGACAAAAAGCGTAAATATTTGTGAAATAACTTGGAATGGGATGTTGCAGTATGATATGAAAAATAAAGAAAAAAGAATACATCCAACACAAAAACCAATAAGGCTATACGAATGGCTTTTAATAAATTACGGAAAGGAAGGGGATAAAATACTTGACACGCATTTAGGTAGTGGCAGTATTGCTATCGCTTGCCATAATTTAGGGTATGATTTAACTGCTTGTGAACTTGATACAGAGTATTACGAGGCGTCATTAAAACGAATTAAAAACCATATTTCACAACAAAGATTATTTTAATGCCACGTTGTAAAAACTGCAAAGAGAAATTTGACGCAAAGCACTTTAATCAAAAATATTGCTTTAAGTCTGAATGCGTTAAAGTATGGGTAGAAACTGCAAAGGTCAAGAACTGGAAGAAAGAAAAGAAGAAATTGAAAGAAGAACTTGAAACGGTGCAAAGCTTAACTAAAAAAGCACAACGTTATTTTAATTCGTTTATTCGTAGACGTGATCAGAACAAAAACTGCATAAGCTGCAACACAATACTAACAGGTAAGTTTGACGCTGGACACTATTTTAGTAGTGGCACACATAAAGCGGTAACATTTGACGAAAGGAACGTACACGGTCAATGTGTCGCCTGTAACCAACACAAACACGGAAACTTACTTAATTATCAAATAGGTATAGAAAAACGAATAGGAGGCGAAGAACTTATAAGCCTACACGAAGAAGCACACAAAACACGAAAGTACACACGTGAAGAATTAAAAGACATTATAGAATTGTATAAACAAAAGGTAAAACATATACAATAAATCACTATATTTGTATACACAAACACTTAATATATTTACATTATGAAACACTTATTTAAAGCACTTGCAGCTTTTCAGCAAGAAGTAAAGCCTATATTCAAAGGCACAAAAGGTTACGGTTATTCGTATGCAGACTTGCCTACAATCTTCGACAAGATTAATCCTTTATTACAGAAACACGGATTAGGATTTACACAACTAATTAACACACACGAAGAAGACAACTATTTAAACACTATTATCTTTCACGTAGAAAGTGGTGAAACGTTAGAAAGCAATACACTTATACCACAAGCAACACTAAAAGGTATGAACGACTACCAAAGCTTCGGTAGTGGTGTAACCTACTTCAGACGTTACGCACTATCTTCTGCACTTGGTTTAGTCACAGACAAAGACACAGACGCAGCTGGTGAACAAGTAAAAGTAGTTAAGAAAGAAAAGCTAAATACTAAACGTTTTGCAGACGCACTTATCGCAGTACAAGAAGGCAAGATTACGAAAGACAAACTAATAGACAAGTTTGCACTAACTAACGTACAATCTAAAGCTTTAGAGTTATGTTGAAGATTCGCTGCTCTTCCATTGGAAAGATAATGACCAATTCACGAAGTAAAACAGAAACGTTAAGCAAGACCTGTAAGACATATTTACAAGAACTTGCAATAGAAGAAATGTACGGTAAGCGTAAAGAGTTTTCAAGTAGGTACACAGACAAAGGTAATGCAGTAGAAGACGAAGGAATCAAGCTATGTGAAAGCGTTTTAGACTTGGGCTTTATGTATAAGAATGAAGAACACTTTGAAAACGACTACTTGACAGGAACGCCAGACGTAAACACGGACATAATATTAGATGTCAAATCTTCTTGGGACGCTACAACGTTTCCTTTCTTTGCTGAAGACATACCTAACAAAGACTACTACTATCAACTACAAGGCTATATGGCTTTAACAGGTAAACGCAAATCTTACTTATGTTATTGCTTGATCAATACGCCAGAACTTATGGTAGAAGATGAAGTAAGACGTGCGCATTGGAAAGAACACTTAATAGATGAAAACGAAGAACTACGAAACCACATTGAAGCGCAGCACAACTTCGACAACATACCAGCAGAAAGACGAATAAAAACGTTTGAAGTAAAGTATGACAAAGATGTAGTAAAAGCAATCTACGACAGAGTAAAAGAATGTCGTGAATATTACAAAACACTAATCGAATGAAAACACGAAAAAGCAAAGTCATTACCTTAAGAGTAACAGACGAAGAAAAGAAGCTTTTAGAATTGAAAGCAAGGCGCACACGAAAGACGTTAAGCGCATACATTTTAAGTAAAACAATAAAGTAGATAATGTTTACTATTAAAGTAGATGAACATATAATTAAACATTGTAAAAATCAAGTAGATCAACATAATTTTGGGAAACGATATACTGGAAATGGTAATAAAGAACAACAATTAACTGGCATAATAGGTCAAAGTGTAATGATGTCTTTGTTTAATCAAGGACTTGTTGACGGTGAAAGTGGTTTTGACAACGGCATAGATATAACCTATGACAATAAAAAAATAGATGTTAAAACTATGGGAAGGACAACTAATGTTCGTAATAATTTTACCAATAACTTTTTAAAGCTTCAAGATTATTTAGAAACTGAAATATATATATTTTGTAGTTATCACACGCAAAAGAAAGAATTAACAGTATGCGGAGTAATTGACAAAAATACCTTTATAAAAAAAAGAAATTATTTTCCTAAAGGAAGTGTAAGAACAAGAGATAATAAAACGTCTTTTGAAACATTTGAAGATTTATATGAAATTGATAACACAGACTTATTTAATGTCGACAATATTGATCACTTAAAAAAAACAATAGAACAAATAAAAATTAATAAACAAATAACAATGGAACAGAAAAACAACACAGGTGCAATTTTTAAGAACGACTACAAAAAGACGGAGCAGCACCCAGACTACAAAGGTAAAGCAATGATAGACGGCAAAGCTAAAGACGTTGCAGTATGGTTAAACGAATCACAGAACGGTAAGAAGTATTTTAGTATTAAGTTTTCAGAACCTTATAAAGAAGCTGAAGCATCTAAACAAGATATGCCACAAGACTTACCAAATAAATTAGACGACTTACCTTTTTAAGTTAGGTGTGTTCAAATCGGAGAAGCGTTCAGAAATGGGCGCTTTTTTTTATTCACAACGTTTCGTTCAAAACTACGTCTATACACTATTAGAAAATAATCACTACATTTGTTTAGATACTAATCAATGAAATGGCTTAAGAAAGTTGCTGAACATCACGAAGACTATTTGCGAATTGTAAAGAGTTTAGGAGTTGACGACTTGGCTGAAGACATAGTACAAGAAATGTACATTAAGATTAGTAAGTATTGTTCGCCAGAACGCATACTACAAGAAAACGGAAAAGTAAACAAATACTACATAAGGTGTGTGCTTTATAATTTAGTTTTTGACTACCGTAAACAACAAAACAAGCATAAGAAAGTTAATATAGAAGAAGTCTACAATTTGGGAGTTGAATACGATTACATAGAAGAAACAGAAGCTTTTACTTCATTGATCAGAAAAATTGATAGCGAAGTAGAAACTTGGCATTGGTACGATGAAATGTTATTTAACCTGTATCGTGATAGCGGCAAGTCAATTAGAAAACTTTCTGAAGAAACACGGATTAGTACAAGCAGCATATTTCAAACATTAAAGTATTGTAAGAACCAAATACGAATAAATGTAGGCGAAGACTACGAAGATTTTATAAACGAAGACTACGAACATTTATGAACGAAAAAGATGTTAAAGCAGAAATTAAAAGACTAAAGACAAAGATAAAAGGCGATATGTACGAAGATATGGAAACATTACAACAGATATACGAACTAAAGCTAATCTTAAACCCAGAAATAGAAAACAAACCAGAACTTGACGACGATGAATGTCTGTCTTGTGGTGCTTAAATAAAAACAAATGGAAAAGAAACCAAGAAAAAAACGAACTACAAAAAAGAAGTCTGAAGGATTAGGCGACACAATAGAAAAAGTATTACAAGTAACTAAAGTAGATAAGGTAGCTAAATGGTTACTAGGTGAAGATTGCGGTTGTGAAGAACGTAAAGAAAAGCTTAACAAACTTTGGCGCTATACACAACCTAAATGCCTACAGGAAGACGAACACGAATGGTTAAATGAATGGTACACTAAAAGACGTGAAACTATGCGACCAAGTGACCAGCGAAGAATGTTAGAAATATACAATAGAATATTTGACACTAATCAACAAGCAACACAATGCTCAAGTTGTTTAAGAGAAATTAACACGAAAATGTTTAAAGTATACGAAACTTACGAAGATGCCAATTCCTAAACCAAAAGCAAACGAAAAGAGACGTGATTTTATGTCACGTTGTATGTCTGACAAAACAATGGTAAACGAATACGGTACAGACCAACGTTTAGCAATTTGCAGTACAAGTTATAGAGACAACCTACAAAAAGACGAAAAAGACAATGGCAAAAAGAGGTAGACCAAGAAAGATAGAAAGCACAGAACAAATGTACGATATGTTCAAAGCTTACAAAGTAGAAAGAAAAAGCAACCCACGTATAAAATACCACCTAAACCAAAGAAGCGGTGATATGGTAGGCGAACCTTTAGAAGTGCCTTTAACAATGGAAGGCTTCGAACTATTTTGCTGGAATCAATACGACTTAACGATAAGTAATTACTTCAATAAGAAAGAAGAATACAAAGATTTCTATACTGTCTGTTCACGTATACGCAAGGAAATAAGAGAAGACCAAATTACAGGCGGTATGGTTGGACAGTATAACCCAAGCATAACACAACGTCTGAACGCACTAAAAGAGCAGATAGAACAAACGAATATAGAGCAACCATTATTTCCAGATGTTAAAGAGAACGACGGCAATCAATAAAATACTTGCGTTAAAAAAACGAATCAAAATTATACAAGGTGGTACTTCTGCTGGTAAGACATTCGGCATACTTCCAATACTTATAGACAAAGCTGCAAAGAAAGGTGGTTTAGAAATTAGCGTAGTAGCTGAAAGCATACCACATTTAAGAAGAGGTGCATTAAGAGACTTCTTGAAAGTAATGAAGTGGACTAACAGGTTCGTAGACGACAGGTTTAATAAGTCACTACTAAAATACGAATTTGCAAACGGCAGCTTTATAGAATTTTTTAGTGCAGACGATTCAAGTAAGTTAAGAGGTGCAAGACGTGACATACTTTACGTTAACGAATGTAACAATGTGAACTTTGAAGCATACAACGAATTAAGCATACGAACAAAACACGAAGTATATTTAGACTTTAACCCAGCCAATGAATTTTGGGTTGAAGAAATCAAAGAAGACAAAGAAGCGGACTTTATTATTTTAACGTACAAAGACAACGAAGCACTTGACGTAGGTATAGTTGACCAAATCGAAAAGAACCGTTTAAAAGCAGAAACAAGCACTTATTGGCGCAATTGGTGGAAGGTGTACGGACTTGGTGAACTTGGAATGCTTGAAGGTGTAGTCTTTAGCAACTGGAAACAATTAGACACAATACCAAAAGAGGCACGACTTGTAGGCATAGGTCTTGACTTTGGTTATACGAATGACCCAACAAGCTGCATAGAAATCTACAAGCATAACGATAAACGAATACTGAACGAAATAGTATACCAAACAGGTTTGCTTAATTCAGACATAGCAAACAAACTTCCTAAAGACGTGCCTGTATACGCAGATAGTGCAGAACCTAAATCAATCGCAGACATTCAGCGCTACGGAATCACGATAAAAGGCGTAACGAAAGGACGTGACAGTATTAACTACGGAATTGATGTTATGCAACGTGAAAACTATTTAGTTACTTCTAATAGCACGAACTTAATAAAAGAGTTAAGAAGCTATTGTTGGGACACAGACAAGACAGGCAAACGACTAAACAAACCTGTAGACAATTACAATCACGCAATAGATGCGGTGCGCTATCACGAAATGGAAACGTTAGGAATGAACAAGAATTACGGTTCGTATAACGTTCTGTAAAGTACAAAAACACGAAAAAAAAGTTATTACTATATGAAGTTAGATATTTTACTACCTACTAACCTTTCAGAAATACCTTTAAGTAGGTATCAAGAATTCATTGCTATGAAAGAAAAAAGCAACGATGAAGAATTTATAGCGCAAAAGATGATACAGATATTTTGTGGTATGAAGTTAGGCGAAGTAGCGAAGATTAAAATGAAGCACTTAAACGAATTGATCACACACTTTACAAAAGTGTTTAGTGAAAAGCCACAACTGATAAGAAAGTTTAAAATTAAAGATATAGAGTTTGGCTTTATTCCAAAGTTTGACGATATAAGCTTTGGTGAGTATGTAGATTTAGAAAACTATATGAAAGATTGGAAGACGTACCACAAGGCTTTAAGTGTTATGTACAGACCAATCAAAAACACGAACAAAGACAAGTACGAAATAGTAGACTACGAACCAAATGAAGATATGCAAGACATAATGAAGTTTGCACCTTTAGACGTAGCGATAAGCAGCAGTTTTTTTTTGTCAAGTTTAGGAATAGAATTACTGAAAGCTACCCAGACTTATTTACAGAAAGAACTGAAGTA